GCCCAGGTCGGGGCCACCGAGGCCGGGAACAACTGGATTGGCTTCGTGATCCATCATGCGCCGGGCCCCATGCTCGCGGTGCTGCCCACAGTGGAAATGGCAAAGCGCACCTCGCGGGGGCGGATCGACACGCTGATCGAGGACAGCCCGGCGCTGAAAGAGCGCGTGCAGCCTGCCCGTTCACGCGATGCGGGCAATTCGATGCTGTCGAAGGAGTTTCCCGGCGGCATTCTGGTGCTGACGGGAGCGAATTCGGCGACGGGCCTCCGCTCGATGCCTGCGCGCTACGTGTTTCTGGACGAGGTTGATGCTTATCCGGCTTCAGCTGACGAGGAAGGCGATCCGGTCAGCCTGGCAGAAGCACGAACCACAACCTTTGCGCATCGGCGCAAGGTGTTCATGGTCTCGACGCCCACGATCCGTGGGTTAAGCCGCATCGAGCGCGAGTTCGAAGCCAGTGACCAGCGGCGGTATTTCGTGCCCTGCCCGCATTGTGGCCATATGCAATGGCTGCAGTTCGAGCGCCTGCGCTGGGCGAAGGGAAAACCGGAAACGGCAGCATATCACTGCGAGGGCTGCGAGCGCCCGATCGCCGAGCACCACAAGACGCATATGCTCGAGCGGGGCGAATGGCGGGCGACAGCGACCAGTGCCGATCCGAATGCGATCGGGTTCCATTTGTCCGCGCTCTATTCACCGATCGGCTGGAAAAGCTGGGAGCAAATCGCGCGGGACTGGCTGGCTGCCCAGGGCTCGGACGAGATGCTGCGCGCGGCGCGGAACACCCTTCTAGGCGAGACCTGGGTCGAAAGCGGCGATGCGCCTGAATGGCAGCGGCTGGCGGACCGCCGTGAGGCATTCGCCGCACAGGTGCCCATGGGCGGGTTGTTCCTCACCGCCGGGGTCGATGTGCAAAAGGACCGCATCGAAGTCGATGTCTGGGCCTGGGGTCGTGGCCTGGAAAGCTGGCTGGTCGATCACATCGTCATTCCGGGTGGCCCTAGCGATCCCGCCTGTTGGCAGGCGCTGACCGCGTTGCTCGGACAGACCTGGGCGCATGAAAACGGCGCCGTGATGCCACTGGCCAAGCTGGCCATCGATACCGGCTATGAGACCTCTGCCGTCTACGCCTGGGCGCGGGCGCAAGGCATCTCGCAGGTGGCACCTGTCAAAGGGCTTGAGGGGTTCAACCGGGCGACCCCAGTGTCGGGGCCGACCTTCGTCGATGCCACTGTGAATGGAAGGAAGCTCAAGCGCGGGGCGCGGCTCTGGACGGTGGCCACCGCCACCTTCAAGGCCGAGACCTATCGCTACCTGCGGCTTGAGCGGCCGTCCGAGCAAGATGCGCCCAACCCGGCGGGCACGATCCACCTGCCCGATTGGGCAGACAGCGAATGGCTCAAGCAACTGGTGGCCGAACAGCTGGTCACCATCCGCGACCGACGCGGCTACGCCCGCCAAGAATGGCAAAAGATGCGCGAGAGGAACGAGGCGCTGGACACAAGGGTCTATGCGCGGGCGGCCGCGTGGATCCTCGGTGCCGACCGTTTCGACGAACGCATGTGGCGTCAGTTGGAGAAACAGGCCGGCGTGGAGACGGCTGTCCCAGCGCAGGGTGCCGAGCCCGATAAATCGACCGAACCGCAAGCGGGGCGGATCGCATCGCCCCGGCGGCGTGGCTGGAAGATCAGCACGCCAAAATACATGGAATGACCGAAACACCGATGACCCTCAATGATCTCAAGGCCCGCCACAGCGCGCTCTTGGCCGCGCGCTACAGCGGCACGCGCTCGGTCAGCTATGATGGCAAGACCGTGAATTACGGCACCGACGCCGAGCTTGCCGCTGCCATAGGCGATGTCGAACGGCGCATCGCCAAACTCGAGCGCGGCGCTGGGCGTGTGCTACGCCCCTTTGCTGTGAAAGACCTCTGATGAACTGGCGGCAGCGCCTCGGCGCCTTCATCGGTGGGTTTGACGCGGGCCAGCATCATCTGCGTCTGCGCGGATTCCAGGCGACCCGCGCACATGTGAACGCGCTGATCGCTGCATCAGGGCCCGACATCACCGCCCGGGCACGCTGGCTCGTGCGCAACAACGGCTATGCCGTAAATGCCGTCGAAAGTTGGGCTGCCAATACCGTGGGCGACGGGATCAAGCCGATCTCGAAACTGGCCGATGCCGCCCAAAAGGAAGAGCTGCAGCGGCTCTGGCTCGCCTGGACCGATGAGGCCGATGCCGAGGGCTTGACGGATTTCTACGGGCTGCAGCGCCGGGCGGCGCGCGAGGTGTTCCTGGCCGGTGAGGTGTTTGTCCGGATACGGCCGCGGCGGGTGGAGGACGGCCTCACGGTTCCGCTCCAACTGCAAATGCTGCCCTCGGAAATGCTGCCGCTGCATGAAACAGGCGTGGCGCGGAATGGCAACGCGATCCGGCAGGGCATCGAGTTTGACCGAATTGGACGTCGCGTCGCCTATCACTTTTTCCGCCGCCACCCAGGCGACAGCACTGATCCAGGTCTCTCCGGTGAGATTGTTCGAGTGCCTGCCTCGGAGGTGATCCACGTCATCGACCCAGTCGAGGGTGGTCAGCTGCGCGGCGTGTCGAAACTGGCCCCGGCGATCGTGAAGTTGTTCCTTTTGGATCAATACGACGACGCGGAGTTGGACCGGAAAAAGGTCGCCGCGATGTACGCGATGTTCGTGACCTCGCCCGCCCCGGAGAACCCTCTCGCCCCCTTGGACGATGAGGAGATGCCCGCAGGTGTCGAGATCAGCCCAGGCCAGATTGTCCGGCTCGATCCGGGCGAGGATGTGACCGTCGGCCAGCCCGCTGACAGCGGAGCGACCTATGAACCGTTCCAATATCGGACGCTGCTACAGATCTCGGCTGCGCTGGGCATCCCCTACCCCTACCTCGCAAACGACATGGTGAAGGGCAACTTCTCGAACTCGCGCCTGGCTCTGATCGAATTCCGCCGCAGGGTCTCGGCTTGGCAGCATTCGGTGATGGTCTATCAGCTCTGCCGCCCGGTCTATGCACGCTGGCTGGATTTGGCCGTGCTCTCCGGCGCGCTGTCCCTGCCCGGCTATGAGGCCGACCGCCCACGGATGCTGGCCGCCGATTGGCTGCCCACGAAATGGGACTGGGTCGATCCGCTCAAAGACGCCAATGCCGAGATCGCCCAGATCGAAGCGGGGCTGAAATCTCGCACTCAGGCCATCGCCGAGCGCGGCTACGACGCCGAGCAGGTCGATCGTGAGATTGCCGCTGAACGGGACCGCGAACGCGCGCTGGGCCTCGATTTCCGGCGGCCTGGCTCCCCCGCGCAGGGCGTCCAGGCCATATCGGACGAGGGAGAGCAACCAGAGACCGAAGATGAAGCCGATGACGCGGAAGACCGCCCGCGCGCTGACGAGGACCAACCCTGATGCTCCATGCCCGCATTGCTGCACGCGCCTTCAACACACCGCTGCTGGTCGAACCCACCAAGGCCATGGCGTTTCTATCAGGGCTCGGGCCGCGCATCCTCGGACGACGAGTGGACATGACGGAGAGTGGCGAAACGCCAGATGGCGCTGCCAGTCTCCCCGCCCGCGCCAGCATACTCGCTGGGAACCTTGCCGAGCGCCTGCAGCAACATGGCAATGCGCCCTACCCGGTCGTAGACGGCATCGCCGTGATCGAGATCGCAGGCGTATTGATCCATCGTGGCGGCTGGATCGGACAGTCCTCGGGCCAGACCAGCTATGAGGGGATCGCGGCGCAGATCGAGGCGGCGGCAAGTGATCCTGCGGTGCGCGCCATTGCACTGGAAATCGATAGTTTCGGGGGCGAAGTGGCCGGCGTTTTTGACCTCGCCGATCGCATTCGGGCGATCCGGGGTACAAAGCCCGTCTGGGCCTTCGTCGCCGAACATGCCTTCTCTGCAGGCTATGCGCTGGCCTCCCAAGCCGATCGCATCCTTTTACCGCGCACCGGCGCCGTGGGCAGTATCGGGGTTGTCGTCATGCATGCCGACCTCAGCGGTCAGCTCGATCAAGACGGCGTGCGCGTCACGCTGGTCCATTCCG